TTGCCAAATCAATCATAATTATAGTTTCCTTAAAGCAATTTTTCTAACTATATTGCTGTGTTATAAATAGTGTTACTCGTTGTTAAAGTCGTTATTTTAATGCTAAATCAACAACCGTCTTCTTCAATCAAGCTCATCTGCGCTCTAATTCGCCGCGCCATTCTTTGTATTTTGCGAGCATACGACCAGCCTCTACTTGTCGTCGCGCGACAACTATAGCCAGCGTTATATCCGCACAGCGCTCGGGGCAGTCTACCACGACCAAACTTATCCATCCAGCGACGGAGCATTTTAGTTCCTTCATATATGCTGATTGGCGCAAACAACAGTTGCTGACAGGTTTTGCGCGGATTAGTCCAACGAGGGATGACCTGAGTTAGACCGCACGCCCCACCTCTACTAATTGCGCGGGGGTTCCACCTACTTTCATAATGAATTAGCGCCACCAGCACTTCAGGCTGAAAGTTTAAGTCTTCAGCTGCATTAACTACGTGTTCCATTTGCTCACATGCATATTCTGCATTGGGCATGCCCATATTTAATACGGCTATACAAAGATATTCAGCTACCATGTGTTTTCATCCTATGCTTTTCAAAAGCTTTTACAGTAATTGGAAAAAGATCTTTTGCGATGTCTTTACACGCTATAGCAACTTGTTGAATTTCCCATTGCGCTCCTTCATGAATACGCAAATCAACAAATTTTAATAAATTGTTAAGATTGACGGTGCCATAATATTCAGTATACAAGTTTTGAGGTAATACTCCTCTTGCTTGTTCTCGACAGACACCAGCGTCTAAAAGACTATTATAAAGATAGATAGACGCTTCGTTATGTTCTTTAATCACTTCAGAAGCTAAACCTAATACATCTCCCAAGTGTGGATCAAACAAACAATCTGTTGAAGCTTGTCGGTTTGATTCACTTTGTTGTCTAAATAGTTTAGGTTCATAAAATTCTAAATTAAAATCTGTATAACGCCTACTGATTTCATTATAAGACCATGTGCGATGGCGATGATGCTGAGAACGAATAAACAAAGGTACTTTGAAACGAAATGTAACACTGCAGTGTTCTAAAGTAGACGTATGCCTATGCTGAATTAGGTAGCTAATAAGCTTTTCATCTCTTTTGGACATATTTTCTACTTCTTGTCCAAAAGAGACTCTAGCACTATTAACTACCGTACGGTCATCACCCATATGTGCTACATAATCTACTTTGCCTATTTCATCACCGTATAGTTCAATACTGCGTGGTGTCACTTAACACTCCGTATACATAATTTTCCAACACTAAAAGATATTCTCCCTGTAGTACCTCAATCTGTTCCACCATGGAATCATTAACAACCACCAAGGATCCAACGTCGTCTTCTGATACTTTGGTACAATCAGACGCTACTTGTTCTACATAATATACTCCATAGGTATTAGACTGAGGGTTATAATCTTCTGGCACTAATACCGTAGACGTGGTTTGTTCTTCTTCTATCCATCGACTTAGTTCCAAATGACGATTTTTAGGCTTAAGTGTGTATACCCCTAAAGCAACTTCCATTATTTCTGCTCCTGTGCTCCAAACTGTTTTTCAATGAGTTCGAACATATCATTTAGTTCGTCTAAGTCCGCGGCTTGTTTGTATAGACGAAACGCCTTTACAGCAGACCAAATCTCATCCTTACTCAGCCATTTATTTTCGACATACTCCACGCGAAGTTCTTTCTTTTGCTCTTTATAGGGCTCCATGGCTTCTTCCAAAGCAAGCATGGATTTAAGATAGTTAACTACGTGTTGTTCTTTGGTAGCTTCTTCATCTGCGGAATCTTCAATTATTGTTAAATTTGGTTGGCTCATATTATCTCCTTATTAAAACCAATATTAGCATTATAATATACTATATTTAAAAGTCAATGTTTAAATTACTTCACAAGCTCCTCCAGAGCATGCTACTTCACCTTTAAGATCTGTATTATCTTCTAGTTCTACTACTTTTTTAAGGTCGATTGCATTTAATTTAGAAACAAAATAATTATATTGTTCCTCACTGCAGTCTTCGAAAGGCGCCTGAACGTAAGTGCCGGTGTCATAGGGCAAAACCGATAAACCATTATAAACTTTTCTATTTTCCCACATCCACTCTCCTACACCATTCCATTCTTCTTCCGTAATAGAAATAGTCGCAGAAACGTTATGAGTGTTTTGCCCTCTTCCGTGACCGTATTTAACCCATTCTTGACTAACACGCTTGACACGATTAAGAAGGTCTAGCGCTTTTTCATTCCTTAAAATAGCGTTATCAGGGGCTTTTTGTGGCACAGAGATAATCGCAGTATCATGAGGTCTAAAATATTCGTCTTCAATAAGCTCAGGATGATAAATTGCCATATGAGTATAAATGGATTCATTTTTACCGACTCTTAAGCGACGAAGGTAATAATCGTTATGCCATGCATGAATACCGCTACTAGTACCCAACGTTAAGCTAGTCGTTCCAGCCGGCTTTACACACGTGGTACGAGCAGCTGCATTAATACCAATAGCTTTGGCAATCTTTTTGTTTTCTTCTTTGACAATCTTGGCAGCTGCTTTCATATCAAGTGTTAAGACTGCTCCAGATGCAATGCCGGTCATCGATACACCTATTAACGCGTCTTTTTCAGTATTCCTACGCCATACATCACGTAGATAATGAAAGTCAGTATAACTAGCTTGAAGAGTGCCTATGAACGTCGCAGCTCTCACTCGCTCTTCATAATCTTCTTGAGATGATACATCAGAAACATTAATTTCTGTAAGATTGCAGAACTGATAGGGTCTTAGTCCAATTTCGCAGCAAGGGTTGGTACCCCAATCTTTATCATTGGAAAAATAAAACCCTGGCTCTCCCGCGCCACTAGCTTGCACGCGAGCCCACAAATCCATAAAAAAGTCTTTTGTAACGCGATGACGCATTAATACAATAGAATTATTTGCGCGTCCACGTTGAGGATTTTTCTCCCACCAATTTCCAGTTTTAGCTGATATCATTTCATCATCGCCAGCGCTAAATAATGATATAAGAGCGGCTCTGCGAATACCACCAGCTAAAACAGCATCTGCAATATAACAGACCATATCATGAACTTCAATAGATGTAAGCTTATCGCCTGTTTCTTTCTCTGTTAAAATGCCCTCTAGTTTAACGAGGCATTCACGAAGAGGCTGAGGACCAGGCGCTTTACCACCAGAAGTGACCAGACGCGCTCCTTTGGGGCGAATATCACTATAATCAAAACGAATCTTAGAACCGCCCACAAAATAAGATTCCATGAGAACTTTAACCGCATCAGCCCATCCTTCGATGCTATCTCCAATAAGATGTCGTCTAGTGCGTTTGGTTGATGGTTTGACTATTTCTGGAAGCTTTTCTATATGATGAAATTGCACACTATAGCCAACACCAGTGCCGCCTAGAAGCAAAAACATTGTTTCACTAAAGGAACGCCAATCATCAATGGGTAAGTAAGCGCAATTAAATATGCGATTTGGTGCAACCTCAATGGGTTTCCCGCCAAACTGCATGGAACGCATTGAAGGAAGTACTTTTTTGTCATACACAAACTTATAAGCATTATTGATTTGTTCGCGTAACTCAGGAAACTTCTTAGTATGCATCTTTTTATTTCTACTAACTAATTCTTTCCATGTCTCTCTACGGTCTTTAGTGGGTAAATATTTAGCATATTTCATATGCACTGTTATATCCGATAAAATTTTATTAGCTAATCCTTGCGTCATGTTTGTGTCTCCTTCATCATTTTATAAACCTTACGGGCTGTGCTCATGTCCGACTTATTCTTTTTGTCTTGTTCTTGTTGTTGAATTTTTTGTACATCTTCTTGCTCTAATACTTTTATTGTAACCGTCCCTGTATCCATAAAAACAGAATATATAATGGCGTCGGGACCATTTCTATTTTTTGCAATAAACAAACGACCAATATTACAATTTCTATCTTTAATAGTGCGTGATAGGCTTATGATAAAATCTGCTACAAAGCATTTATTAAATGCTTCTGAAATAGATTCCATTGTAATCACTTCTTCATTTAAACCCTTTCGATTGGTTTGAGATGCCGTAATTAAGGGGCATTCAAACTCTTGAGCTATACCACGTAATTCTTCATATATACCTTCTAACTCATGTCGTTTCTCTGCGTTTCTTTTATTAGCGATGGTACTTCGTAACAAATCACCGTAATCTACAATAATCATGTCAATTTCCATCTGTGTTTGGCGAATCTTTTCTAGATGATTCTTAATCGTAACAGTTGTGGCTGATTTTGTAGGATACTCTTTAACAATCAGCTGACCGTCTATATCCTTAATATGTTCATATATAGCTTCTTTTTGACTTATAATATCGTCTAAGTTAATACCGGTAAGACAAGCATCATATCGCTTGGCAACGATGGTATCGCCCAATTCTAATGTAAAATGAACAACGTTTTTACCTTGTTTTAAAGCCTGTGCTCCTAGGTGTACGAGAACGTGGGATTTGCCGGCACCAGTCGGAGCTATAACCACTCCGAGTTCTCCAGTGCCCAGACCACCTTTGGTAATCTTATCGATTTTAGTCCAGCCGGTAGATACGGGATTTCGGCTTTTTTCCATAAATCTTTCATCAAAGTCTTTTATGTAATCATAACCAAAGTCATTATCCATGCCTAATCGAAGAGCTTTAGTGATGAGGGTTTCTATCTCTTCAAATGAGCATTCATTAAGAAGAGGAACTGATTTCATCATCGCGCTCTTTAATACTTGTTTGCGACAAAAATCTAAACTTTTATTTTTAACATATTCTTTGTCGTCTACATCGGGGAATGCTTGAATTCTCACAAAATAATCATTTATTTGTTTTTGTATTACTTCATTTTCAAGCTCTAATTCGGTATTAAATATAGAATTTAAAGTTCCGTTTGTGGGGTGGGTTTTATATTGGTCTTTATAATCAAAGAGTTTGCTCGTAAATACTTGAAGATACTTTAATTCTAAAAACCCAACGTCTAACACTTCTTGCATCTGGTCACAAAAAGATCGATCATACACCAACAACTTACACAAGTTTTCTTGGAAAGCTTTTCCAAATACACCTAAATTTTTCATTTTACCTCGGTCATTTAAGAATATAGAGTAAGTATAAAATAGCTTTTATCAAAAGTCAATCAAAAGTCAATCTATTTTATAACTCAATGATACGATTGTTAAAATATTTTTATTTAAAAACGCGTTCTTTGGACGTAGCAAAAAGTCTAGGAAGGAAAGATTTTTTAAGACGAAGTAAACGGTTGAATTTTGCCATTTCACGAGCATTTGTATAAGTGCCCGTTGGGCGTCTAATTTGCCCATCAATAACTTGATCCCCAAAATCATAAAATCTAGATCGAGTATTCGAATTAGAGTTTCCAGGGGGCTCGGCTGTGGCAGACAATGCAAAGGTGGCACTAACGAACAATGTAACTAAAAAGGTTTTCATTTAACTCCTCCTATGAGTTTTAAGTATGGTTTAATATTAACATAAGATATTTGTTAAATCAAGCCATTTGTGATGTTTTTTGTGTTTCTGCTTGTGCAACCATATTGAAATATCTCCACACATTATTAATATTATCTGGATTAAGCACTTGCAACACTTCAATCACAGAAGGATCCCCTAAAGTCTCTTTGCCGTCCATAAGTTTTTTCAAAAAAATTATATTTATTTGACCCTCTGCATCAATTTCATCTTTAAAGTTTTCAGACACAAGATCCTTAAGCCTTAACATTTTTGCATAAAATTCATGATCTGATGTTAAATAATCATAACGCTCTTGAGAAAGTCCTGTTTCTGCTTTTGGCAAAAAGATATCCATTGCTTTCGCTGCTTGCATTTGGAGTCGCGACATTGGGATTATTGTTTCCGAAAGAGTGTGATCGATAGCGTGATAAATCTCTTCTCCCATGGCGTTTTCAATCTCTGTCGTATTAAGTTGCCCATGGGACATATATTCATATGGGTTAACAATAACCTTATTTGACACCTCATCATAAGCCGCTGCTACTTGACCACCGCTTTGGCTAAAACCAGGACGAAACGATCGATACATTCTATCTGTTTGAGTGCCTTCATAGACTAATTCTACTGGAAGATTTTGAATAATTTTTAATATCTCGGGTTTTAGAACATCAAACTTTTGTAAGATCTGTTCGCGGCTTTGATCTTTAAATCTGTCCATATTTTGAATAAAACTTATAAAGGATTCTTTTCTTTGCTCACTTAAATAATTAAGCGCGATTTTTCCTTTTATCTCTCTTTCCAATTGGACAACTTGACGTTTAATACCAGAATTAATACTTTCATCTTGAGCTTGTGGGTAGGCATTATAAAAAGCGCTTAAAAAAGAATCTCTTACGGTTTGCGCAACTTGAGTTTGAGCGGGACGGTCAGGAGGACCAGCTATAGCCGATTTGGGACCAGCTAAGGCGCCGGCGCCGAGGGCAGCTGCGGTGACCCACGGAATCGCTTTTCTTCCAAGCCTTTTTAAAAACTCTGCTTCTGTGATAAGACCCTCATTTAGCAAATAAACGTCTTTATCATATTTTTCCAAGTATAGCACAATGACTTCTTCGCGAATAATCTGTTTTAGTTGGATCTTTGATATTTTCATATATATAATAAATAGCTTTATTCAGCTTTTAAAGCTTTAAGATATCTTCTCCACGCCCACAATTTTCGTTTTTTGAGATAATCTTTTTCGCTTTGATGGGTATAGGCTTCCACTTCAAAAGGATTATGATAATATGACATCTTCCACGAACCAGTAGTAAAACGCCCAATGATATAAAACAATCCATACAACACCCATTGAAAAACAAAAAGCATTTCCAATTGTTGATGAAAATGGATTGTTTCGTGCTGACGCGACTTTTCAGAAAGTTTACCTCGGCAAATCACAAATGGACCAAAGCTAAGCGCATTAATTTCAATAGGCGCCAGCTTTGAAAGCCATACTGGAATGGGGTTGTTTTCGAAAACTATAGGTTTTAACCATGACATATTTTATTCTCCTTATGTAAGACAATAATTAGTGCTTTTTCATTTTAAAAGCACAACCTGTCATGTTGGCTAAAACAACGCACAATAAAATTATTTCTAACGTTGTCATCTTTTTTTATTATCTCTGCGAAGCCTTTTAAATTCGCGAAACATATCGGACCAATTGATTTCATTAATTCCATCTTGATACATCATCACGTTGGTCTCGGTGTTATTGAACATATATTCAAATTCCTCTATAGTCCAATCAATGCTTTGTTTTGTTTGTATAGACAAACTTGGGCTATACAATTGCATTAAACTATAGTTATCTTTAATTAGTTGCTCGTCATCAGAAATAGCTGCATATGCTTTAATATTACTCTCTTGATGATTACAGAACTCAATCAAAAATTTAATTGTTACGTCTTTCTCAGCCGCAAAGAAAGGAAACCGCTTGGCTATGGTTTTTAACCCTACTCCTGGCACTCCTTTTAGATTATCTGACTTGTCTCCTGCTACTGCACGTGCCAAAGCAAAATTATTTGGATGAATACCGTGTTCCTCCACAATGTTCTTGCGATTTAAATACTTTTGCTGTATGGGTCTATGCAACACAGTGGTGTCATCTAGAAGCTGATAAAAATCTTTATCGCTCGACACAATTACTTTTTGATAATCCTTAAATTGAGAATATCGGCATACGTATGAAATAATATCATCAGCTTCAACTTCATCTGCCACCAGCTGAATTGTAGGAAAGTTGTTCAGGTATTCCATTATTTTATACATCTGAACAATTTTATTTTCTTTTTCTTCAACCTCTGTAAGCACTTTAAAGTTTCTATTAAGGCGCACTGGAGCGCGTCCTGCCTTGTAATTAGCGTTTTGTTGCTTACGCTTGCGGCTTCCGCCGCGTCCGTCCCAACAAATAATAATTTTAGTCGGCTTGATTTCGCGGGTCAGTTTTTGTAAAGATTTTAGAAACCCTACCGTTCCTCCAATGGGGCTTCCGTCTTTAGCTATTGTTGGATTAACGATATAAGCTCTTAAAAAGAGATTTAACGCGTCAATCAACATTACTCTTTCTTGTTTTTTCATAATCTCATTTCCCTAAATGTGTCGTTGCTAGTCGAATATATTACTTTTTTTATTCCCACCCACCGCATCGCTTCTTCGCACATATCGCATGGTTTGCTTAAGCGCAATTCATCATTATTGTTGGTTCTTACAACATATACTGTTGCGCCCTCTGTATTACATCTTTCTACGTTTAACACAGAACCCAACTCAGCATGAACTGTGGCAAAGTGTTTATTATTTTTTTTAAACCTCTTAGCAAAAGAGCTAAATTTATTTTTATTGCAAGAAACATTAACAACGCTAGCGCCCTTTACTAATACTGCTCCATGTCTATGAGTATAATCGGATTGGTGAGAAACTCGCTTGGCTAGCTCAATATATTTTCTTTCCTTTTTAGAAAGAGACTTCAACTGGGGAGCAGGTTCCATAATACTGGTATTATAATTTATTGGAATAAGCAAGTCAAGAATTAAGAGGCTGACTATGTATTAATTGCAAAAAAGGGACCAAGTTACTCTTCTGCGTCATAATATTGTGAGGCATCTCCTGTACGTTCTTTAAACTTAAGGACAACTTCTTCATCCATAATTTCTAAAACGCGAGCTTTGAACTTCTCATTTTCAAGTTTAGTTGCCCAATTGGTTCTTTGGAACTTATCACCAGTGCCGTCAGAATATTTAAGAGTGTACCAAGCTCCTGAACGTTCAAGATATTCAGAGGCGCCGATAGCATCAAACCAACTTTCTTCATCTGCTATGCCTACAGTATCGCCCCACAGAATCTGAAATTGACATTGGCGACCCTGCGTACCAAAACGAGATTTTTCAAGTTTGACCTTAACTGTATTGCCAATACGATATCCATGGTCATCCAGCACGAAAGAAGCCTTTGCCTTGGGGCGAGTGAGCCATATACGCAAAGAATATGCGTATATCATGGCTTTTCCGCCAGGAGTTACATATGGAGTGGTAAGGATTTGACTGCGAGCTGTTGGACCGCTAGGAATATTTGTTTTTAGCTGATTTAGAACTAAAAACGCTGATTGACTGTTAGCCAAAGGAATGGTTAGTTTTGACATTGCCTTGGCTAGAATTCTCGGCTTTACAGCCATTGACGACTGTGGATTAAAATCACCTTCTATATCTGAAATGGAGGGAGTAAGAGCCAAACTATCCCAAATAAACAAAAACTGACTGTCTGATGATTTTAGCAATTCTTCCATCGTCTCCATAACAAACTCTACCGAAGTTGCTTGGATATAAAGGATTTTCGAAGCATCACATCCTGCCTTTTCTAGGAAAGTAAAATCTAGTGAGGACTCAGAGTCAAAATAGACAACATCAATACCCATCTTTTGGGCATTACCTGCAATTTGAGCCGCCATATAAGATTTACCACTAGCTTCTAGCCCAGCAATTTCTGTTACCTTTCCAACTGGGACACCACCAACTTTTCCACGACAAACAATACTATCAAGCCAGCGTGAACCAGTAGGAATCCATTGTTTTACGATTGTTGGATTTGCCTCATCCGCCAAATCAACAGCCACTTCTTGTCCTGCTTTCTTATTGATTAGCTTTCGCATTTGCTGAATTGATAATCGACCGGTCGATTTTATGTTTTTAGCCACTTACTGCTCCTTTTTTGGACACCTTAAAAGCATGACAACAGCTGCGGAATCCTTTTTTGTCTACTTTCATTCCTACAGTATCACCGTGGTCCTTAACTTCTAAAATATACCCAGTACTTCTAGAAATTAAATTAGTAATATCGCTATTATCGGACCAAAACCATACCCACCCCTCTTGAATATCTTGTTTGTGGGCGGTAATTGCTGTTTCGCTATCAGGTCCACCACCCTTTCCTTTAAATCGTCTAGCAATTTTTTTGATATTCTTTAAAAAATCCTCTTCACCTTTTTTATAGATATTTTCGCTCACTTTCTTCTCCTTTATTTACGCAATGTAAACTGAATTATTTTCGTGTTCTTCGGTATCCGTAGGAGCTACAAGACCATACTGATCAGCTAAATAATGCCAATCATCATAAAGCATGGTAGGAGTTGCTCTAACTTCTATCTTTTTTATTTGTGAGGGGGTGCCGGGATGGGTTTCATAAGTGAAATGTTGTAAGCCCCCTGAAACTATTACTCTTCCGCATGAACATTCTCTAACATCAGCTTCTGTTCTTGAAAATACAATACTCTTGCATTCTCCACACTCAACGGCTTTAATAAGCACCAGTTATTTCTCCTTTTTAATTAAAATTGGGACACCTGTAAACCCGTGCCCCCCTGCGGTCAGAGAACTAACCTAGAAGTTCAGAAAAAGCCTTGTCGACTTGTGAACCACCAGAAATGTTAGTAACTTCCGGCTCAACTTCATCTGAAGACTTCAAGAATCGGTCAAGAATATCCTGAACCTCCTGCGAAGTTTTACGAGAAGTTGAGAAGACCTCATCAAAATCAGGCACATTGCTCATAAGCTCTGCAGCTTTTGCGCTATCCTTATGAAGCGGTGAAGACTTACGACGAGGAGTAATCTTCGTCTCTGGGAAGGAGGCGCCTGCGGGCTTAGTATAAGTAACAACCAAGTCCGTTCCGCTTTCGGGGTCTGTTACATCCCCATACTCTGGATTTAGCACAAGCCCAAGCAACGTTTCATAAGCGCGCTTGCCGAAGCCCCACACCTTTACGCCCTGGTCCTCTTCACCACGTACAACCACGGGAGCGAAGAAACGCTGACGCGCTCCGAGCTTCCGCGCCATACGCTTCGACTCTTCAGAACCCTCTTTCCACAAGGCACGCACGTAGTTATCGAGAGGACAGTCCTCTCCAAAATTACGCTTGGGCGAAAGAAAACCCTTTTCATCCCCCACTTCATAGTGGAACCAGAAATCCTTAAAGGGATCCCCATCAGACGGAGTGATAATACGAACAGTCTGCTCGCCCTCTTGAGGACGCCAGAACTGGTTTTTCTCTCCACCCTTGTTTTTGAGTGCTGTTTGGCGAGCACGCATTTTATTCATATCAATAGCCATAATAATTATTTCTCCTTGTTTTATTTTGGTTAAAGTCGCCTTAACAAATCTCTCAAGACGCTAGTTTTTGTATCAAAGTACTGCTTTTCTCACAGTAAGTATAAAGCTTGTCATAATCGGTTGAATAAACCGAATAAGTTGTTTTCATTTTATCATGTTCTTTTATGTTTTTTACATTGTTTTGTATAGTCTCCATTAAATTTTCATCTTCTTCCAATTGTTTTTTTGGAACTCCATAATAGTAATTTTTTTCTCTAGGAATGTCAAGAGAAAAAAACATTTTTTCTTCATTGTTTTCTACATCCAATAGACCAATCGTGCTTACGCGCGCTGTATCAATACGATTTGTTACGGTGGTGAGCATAGGCTTTGTATGTTCAAAAACATTAATCATATGGTATGTATAAGCAATCAAGTTGTTTAACGTATTCCAATATTTCATTATTGGAACTGGTCCCATTATATCAGCTATATTTTGATTGTCAAGTAAATAAACACGCTTAAGTAAATTTGAACGCGCATATTGCTGAAAAACGTTGAAAAGCAAGTTGTTTTGTAATTTTTTATCTCCTGCGATTTCCTCGGCTTTAGGAACAACATACATAACTGTGACG